CAACGAGTACGCGCCACGGGCCGCTCGTCGCCTTCGCCTTCCGTCCCGCCACCGATGCGCTCCTCGTCGTATGCGTACGTCGAGCCGCAGCCATAGGGCCGCGCACGGGTGCGAATCCCGCGCGCGAGCACGATCGGCGACGGTCCCGTACGGACGCTCTAGGTCGTAACGTCGACGATGGTATCACCTCGCCGGTTCGGTGCCTTACATCTCCGGCAGCGGAGCGAGTACGGCTCGGAGAGATACTCGGCGAGCCGGTTCCCGCATTGCCAGCAGCGGGGCGCGACGACCGTCCGAGGCGACGGACTCGCCGTCCCGTACGCCTCCGGCGGGATCGACGTCACGCCGGGAGCGGCTCTCGAGCGAACGCGTACACGAGATCGTAGGCAGGCTTCCGAGTCCCGTCGGAGCGGACGAGTCCGAGTCCCGCCTCGATCGCGTTCGTTACGGAGTCGCCGTCCCGGAGCGTCGCGAACGCGATCATCGGGAACCGGATCCCGTTCGCCTCGTGCGCCCGGATCACATCGAGATACGCCCGGTAGCACGCTGCCTGTCGAGCCTCGTCGACGACGATGCCGCGTACGGTCGGCGGATTAGTCGCGAAGCCGGGAGCACCGATCTCGGTGATCCAGATCGGCGCACCGATTCCGCGCGCTCGAGCATCGGCGAGGATCGTCGGGACCTGCGCGAGCGGGTTCCATCGGTACGGGTTCGTCGTCGCGAGTTCCGGATAGCAGTACGGATGGAGACCGAGACCCTCGAACGCAAGGAATCGGAACGCCGAGACGTCGACGTCGAGGAACGCGGGCATCCAGAGATACGGATTCTGCGCGTTCGCTTCCGGCGAGAGACCGTTCGTAATAAGCGGGAGACCGGGTCGGACTGCGCGAACGGCGTCGGCGATACCGATCGTGAGCGTCGCCTGCGCGACCGGCGGCATCACGTCGTACGGCGGTGCCTGCCAGAACGGAGCGTGCTGCCATTCGTTCCCGATCTCGAGCGCGTCGACGTTCGCGATCGTCGCGCAGTCGCACGCGTACCGGATGAGAGCGTCGCGTCGAGCAGGGTCGTCGTACCGATGCCCGGACGTCTGAACGACCTGAATGACGCGCAGACCTCGAGCGTGCGCGGCGGTCGTGATCGTTCGTAGGCTCTCGACCGCGTTCGTCCAGCCCTGCTCGTAGGAGACTCGTACCCACGATCCGGGTCCGAGGAGCGCGAGTGTCCCGTCGAGCACGGTCGTATTCGTCGTCGCTCCGGCGGAGATCCCGAGTCGAGTACCGCGAAGCACGCCCGGAGTCGGAGCAGGAGCAGGAGCGGGAGCGGGAGCAGGAGCAGGAGCAGGAGCAGGAGCAGGGACCGGCGTCGTCGTCGGCGTGATCGTCGACCCGGTCGTCGCTACGACCGACGTCGTCGGCGTAATCGTCGTCGGACGCTTACGGCGACGGAGCATCAGACCGACGTCGTCCCGCGTCGAAGCACCGTGAACGAACAGCCGAACACGACGCGACCCTTATCGTCTCGCTCGATGAGATACGGCTCGGAGTCCGGCTCGATCCGCAGGTACGTCGACCCGGATAGCGACGCGTTCGTTACTTCGGAGAGCCGATTCCAGACGCGCTGAATCTTCACGCGTGCGTTCGTCGGTACCGAGAATCCTGCCGGACCGACCGTCGAGCGTACGAGTACGTCGATCGATGCGCGCGAGTGAACCGGCGGAACGGATCCGAACGCGTACTCCGGTACGTCGCCTGCCGCCTCGATCACGCCGACGACGACTCGCGTCGACTCCGGGAGCGCGTTCAGGAACACGTCGGTACCGAGCGTCCCGATAGCCGTCGACCCGGCGAGATACGTCCTCGATCATACCCACGTCGATACTCCGATCGTTCTCGTCGATCCGAGCGTGACGACCTGCGACGACTTACATCGGGAACACTTCGCCTCGATCTGACCCGACGCTCGCGGTCCGACTCGGAAGAGCAGACGTCCGCAGGCGCATCGCCAGTCGCGGAACGCAGTCGAGTATCCCATTAGAGACCTGCCGATCGGAACATTCGGTCGCAGGATCGCGCCAGCGTCCCGTAGATCATCGGCGCAGTCTCGAGGATCGGACGCTCGAGGTACTTCGCCTGACCCGCGCGCGGCGTTCGCTTGCGTTTCCCGGTACTCGTGTACTTACGACGACGCACCTTCGGCGGATGCGATAGGGAGAGATCCTCGTGCTGAATCACGGCGTACGCCTGCGCCGCACCGCCGTATCCGAGAGTCACGGAGATCAGCCGATTCCCGACGAGAACCGGCTTCTTCACAGTCGCAGACCGACGAAGCACGCCGGTATCGACCGGGACGATCATCTTCGACGCCTTCATTACCCGTTGTGCTTCCGCGTAGAGCGCGATACCGAGCGCTCCGCGAGCACGGCTCGGAGCACGCTCGAGAACTCGGATCAGTTCGTTCGCGCCGTCGACGTCGCTCGCCATATCAGTATCCGAACGTCGCCTTATGATGATGCGTTACGCCGTCCGCATCCGGGTAGGACTCGACCGTGATGATCGGCGGCGACGTCCCGTCCGGGAGCACGACCTTATCGTCGGCAGTCGGCGTAAACGTCTGACCCGTCGCCTGCGTCGAGTTCTCGACGCACCAGATGACGCCGCGGATCTCCCGAACCTGCCCGGTCCGATCGCGTACCTCGCCCGACTTCTCGACGATACGAGCGCGCATAGCGTGCGCCGTCCCGTACGTCGGTACGCCGTACTGACTTAGCGTCGTCGTCGTCGACCACGAGACGGTATCGGTCATCATCTCGATCAGCGCGCGGTCGATCGTCATCGCAAGCCGTACCACGGCGACTCGCGATCGCTACCCGGATCGTCCATCGAGCCGATCTCGAACGACGGCTGAACGCGATCCGTATCGTCGATCTGTGCGTTGCGATCCGCGATCGAGATACCGCCCGCGTACGGAGCGGAGAGAACGTACGGCGACATTCCGCCGGACTCTCCGGCCTGCGACGCGTAGTGCTCGTGGAGGTCTCGATAGTGCTGCGCGCGCTGCTCGGCGCTGATCTTCAGGTCGCCGACCTGCTTCGTAACTTCGCGAGAGAATCGTGCTGCGAGCGTGAGGCACGCGATCGACGACGCCGCGTATACGCCGGATCGCTCGGAGAGGAGGAACAGGATCTCCTCGTCGCCGAGAAGACGGTCGGACTGATCGGTATCGCCGATGAGGAATCGGACCTTGTCGAGATCCGATGACTGCGGATCTCCGGAGTACGTCCACGTCTGCGCGGTCACGTCGTCACCTTCTCAGCGTATGCGGCGAACGCTCCCTCGTCGACCTGTACGACTGCGCCCGTCGACTCCCATCGGTACGTCCATCGTCCGGCTTCGGTCACTCGGAGATCCTTCCGCCACGATCCGGTCGCCGGATGCGCGAGCGTCGACGTCGCGTAGACGGTACCGATCGTGCTCGACGGAATACCGACGAGGAGACGCGGCGACGTATCGACTGCGCCGCCGGTCGTCGTCGTCACGGTGAACGTGAGACGGACCGTGTCGCCGACGTTGTACGCCGTAAGGCTGGTCGAGAATGACATAGGTCGATGTTACTCCTACGGCTGGACGAGATGCGTCGACGCGACTGCGCCGGTTAGGGACTCGACGGCGGCGACGAGACCGGTCACGGTCGGCGCGGTAGCGACGACGATCCCGGTGACGGTATGCGCGGCGACGACGGATCCGCCGACCTTGTAGATAGTGAATGATCCGAACGCCTCGCCGCTCGAGATGCTGCCCGGATAGAGGTTCTGGAATCCGAGCGTCGAGATTGAGGAGATACCTGCGACAAGTTCGCCGCTCGGGATACCTCCGGCTCGAGCGATGAGCGTGGCGAGCGCTGCGCCGCCGAACTGCTCGCCGGTCGTGATGGATCCGATCGGCGCGACGAGATCGAACCGACCGATGCCGCCGAACGCCTCGTCGCTTGTCTTGCCGCCGACGCGCACGAGCAGGTTGACGAGTCGCGTCACACCGGCTACGACCTCGGCGCTCGCTAGTCCGCCTGCGCGCGCGATGAGGAGATCGTGGACGACCGTCAGGTAGTGATCGCCCGGCGTCGCCGTAATGTTCATGCACTCGCGTGTCGCTCGTAGCGTGCCGGTCTGCTGATCGTTCGTCGCAATCAGCAGCGTCGTATTGCCCGTCTTGTTGATCGCGGCCGGGAACGTGCTGTCCGAAGTCCACGTGTACGCAGTCGATCCGGTCCATGCGCTGCCCGCCGCGCGCGTCGCGACGCGCGTCAGCGCCTGAATCTCCGTGGGCTTCTTCCATACCGTGCGCGTATTCGAGTTATCGGCCGCGATCGCCGCGGCATTCAGCGAGTACACATTCACCGACGTGTTGTTCGGGTACGCCAGCGGATTGTTGTCGGCGAGCAGCGTCAGCGTCGCACTCGTCACCGTATCGAGATCCGGGATCGTGCTCGTGTCGTATCGCTGCGCGACCTGCCCGGCGAACACAGCCGCCGTGCTTGCGTCGTTACCGATCACCGAGTCAAATATGCCGCCAGCCTGCGCACCGTCGTATCCGTTACGCCATCCGACCTGCGCCTGTGTACGCGGACGCGAGGTCGTGTACGTAATCTGATTCGTCTGGTCGATCGGACGGTTCGTGTACCCGTCCACGCTCATCGCGCGAAACCGAGTCGTCGTAAAGAACGGCAGGTTGGTCACAGACTCCGTGTTCGTGCCGGTATTCGTAAACGTGCCAGCGGATCCGCCCGACGTCACGACCGCGCATACCGACTCAAGGATTCCGGTGTTGACGAACGACGCGGTCGTAGCCGTCGTGAAGTTCGCCGCCGCTGTAATCAGTTCAGGGTCGGCGTACGCGGCCCATCCGCCGAACTCGATCAGCGTCACTTCCCATAGCGCTGCGGTGCCGTTCGTCCACGTATGCAGCGTCGGTTCCGACGCACCGGCTCGTCGCCACCACACCTCTAGTCGTCGCAGCGCGGTGACTCCGGCAGAGGTGAGCAGCGTCCACGATCCGTTTGTTGACGCGACGTTGTCTGCGCCGCGCACGACGAGCGCGATCATCGCGTTTCCGTTCGTCGGAGTGCTCGCGAACGTCGCGTTGGGATTCGTTGTCGATCCCGAGTTATTGACCTGCTGTACTAGCGTCACGCCGGTATCGAGCATCGTCGTCAGGTTGTCGTAGATAGTCTGAACGCTGACGGTACCGACATTGCTGCTCGCTACCTGTGCGAGATCGACGGTCCGCTGCTCTGCGCCGTAGAACACGCTTGTCGTCACAGCGCGCTCTCGATCGCTCGGGCGATGACCTCGATCGGATCGGTTCGCCACGGATCGCCGTTCGGGGCGATCTCCGTACCGTCAGGATCGGGAATGCCGATCGGCGGAGAATAGAGACGCAGCGGCCACGAGAATCGTCCGGTTCCGTTACATTCCACGACGTTGCCGACGACCGTTACGTCGGTCACGACGATCGTCGTCGCGCCGATGCCGACCGGCAGTTCGATCGCCTCATACGCGGCGACCCGCAGCGACTCGAGCAGCGCGTCCCGCATCTCCGACGTCAGATCCGGGTCGGCCTGTACGGTCCACCACTGCTCGAGCAGCGTCGGCACGCGCTCGCCCTACAACTTGAAGATGCGATTCGCGCCCGTGCTCCATTGGACGACGATGTTCCCGCCCGTCGGGATTACGGAGAACGCACCACCGGTCGACGTCTGATCGATGTAACAGATGAGCCGCGACGTACCGCTCGAGCCGGTGTCCTTGAACAGAACGACCGCTCCGACCGTCGATCCGGCACTCACGCTCGAGAACGTCGTCGGAGCAGCACCGGCCACCCCGGACGTAACGGTCTTCGACGTCAGCGTCGTCGCCGTACCCGCACGCGCGGACGAGCCGATACTCGTCAGGAACTGATGGGCCGCCGAGAACGTGTACTTGTCCTTGTCGACGAGGATCGCCTTGACGGTATCGGTGTCGTAGTCGATCGACCCGTCGAGGAATCCCTCCCGACCCTTGTCGTAGAGCGCGTTCGCCATCGTTACTCTCCCGGAATCGCGACGGAGATAGCGACGGTCGACGTACCGCCGGTGCCGCCGGTCTTGCCGGTCGAGTTCACTCGCACGTACACGACGGCGTGCGCGGCGGTCGTGTTCGCCATCGTCGCGCTGCTCGTCGTCGCCGACTGTGCCGCGATCAGGTTATGCCAGTCCGAACCGTTGACCGATCCCTGAAGTCGATACGCGAGAGCCGTCGGACCGCCCGCACCCTTCACGAGCGCCGCCGCCTGAATCGTGAAGTACCGGTGCGCGTTCCCGAGGTTGTACGTCTGCGACGTCGCACCCGTCGACGCGAGCGTGAACTCGAGCGCTCCCGTGATCGCCGTCTTGTTCCGGATCGAAGTCGTCGGTCGTCCGAGTCCCATCGTCGCGTTCTCCTACGCCTCTAGCGTTTCTCCGAGGTTCGGGTCTCGCGGACCTCCCGCGTCCCGCCGAGCGGCGGGCTGCGTCCATACTCCTAGAATGTAGTCGTTCGACTCCTTCGCTCCGAGGAGTTGGAGTCGTGCCGCCTCGAGCCGGTTGACTTCCGCGGCGATCTGCTCGATCCGGGAGCCGAGTTCCGCCGACCGCTGCTCGAGTTTCGCACGGAGACCGTTATCCGACTCGCCGTACAGGACCGCCGTCTTGAGAAGGTCCGACGTCTCCGCGATGATGATCTCGATCCCGAGACCCTTCGCGAGTCCGAGGAAGTACTCACACGACGGACGCTGCGCCGAGTACTCCGTCGACTGCGCCATATCGACGCCGTAGACGGCGATCGTCGTCGCTCCCTCGAGGATCGCGTGCGCGAGCATCCACGAGATCGAGTTCGTGAAGTACCGACCGAACCGGTCGAGGAGTTCCGTGCGCGGAAACTCGACGGACGTCGGCCACTCGAGGGACGGCGTCCAGACGTACACCGGGAGCGTCGTCGCCTTCAGCCACTCGACGTGCCGCTCGTCGCGCTCGATCGTCGCTCGATCGTGTAGGTCGTACCATCGCGTGAACGACGAGAACTGCTCCGCCGGAACCTGAACGTGGAGGTTGTTCAGGCCCCATAGTTCCCACGTCGGATCGCCGTACGGCGCGTCGTGACGCGAGTCCGTGTACCCGACGATCGCGATCTTCCGCTCGAGATGCTTCGACTTCGCGGCGCTCACGGCGCTCCTCTCGTAGACAGGCGACTACGCGCCGACGGTAATCGCGGTGCTCACGTTCAGGATCGCCCACGACGTCGACGAGACGGCGGCGAGACGAGCACGCTTCGGGAGACCCGCGGACCCGGCGGTCGTGAAGAGCAGGGTACCGCTCGTCGTCCCGTAGAACGTCTGCGCCGTCGATGCCGGACGGACCGTGACGGTCGCGGTCGATGCGATATCGACGACGATCTCCTTCACGTCACCGGCACGCGGCACGTCGAGCACGAACGTCTTGTCGCCCGTCGCAGTCGTCTTCAGGATCGTGAGACCACGCGGCGAGATCCGGGTACCCGTGCTCGCGCTCGTGAGCGACTGAACGATGTACGCGTCGCCCGGTGAGAGCGTGGGACGCTTCGACTTGTTGAAGCCCATCGGCTTACTCCTCGGTCGTGCCGCGATGCGCGCGGCCCTTATGGACGCTGAGAGCGTGCGCCGACGAGAACGTCCGCGCGCACGCGTCACAGTCGAGATCGGTCGCTACGACGTACTCGCCGTACCTCGCGTTCACGAGGGTCTGCGCTCGACCCGGCGGCAGGTCGCACGCCGAGAGGTCGACGACCTCTCCGGCGCTCACGACCCGACCGCCGATCTCGAACGGCTTACGGGCACGAAGCAGCATCACGGCGCTCCTAGCGCTCGACGGACTAGGACACGCAGCCGGAGAAGAATGCGCCGACGTCGCCCGCGACCAACTTCTGGTCCCACGACGCCTCGACCTCGATGCGGTCCGACGCGTACTCCTCCATCCGGAAGCGCTTGATCCGACGCCCGTCCTGCGCCCCGGTGTACCCGGACCAGACGAACGTGTAACCGCCGGACGGCGTCATCAGCGACGGAGCCTGCGCGGCGTACACGAGGAGCGCGTTGTTCCCGGCGATGAAGTCGCTCGAGTTCGCGAGACCCTCCTGCGCGCTATTCTTCACGCCAGCGGCGACGAGCACGCGCTCGATACCGAGGAGACGGGCGAGGATCTCTTCGGAGACCGGCTGACCCTGCGTGTACTTGATCCGGTCGACGACGTCCGGGTGGTTCCGGAGCGCCATAGCGA